AGGCGGGGATGGACATCAGCCGGTACTGCACCGGCACGAACCAGGACGGCGGGTTGGTGTCGTCGTCGCGCTGCACCGGAGGCCCGCCCAGCTCCTCCGGCCGCCACGTGGCCCGACCCTCCACCGTGAGCGGCGCCGACAGGGCAGCACGCGCTTTGTCGGCCACCCACAGGGCGCGCTCCATCGAGCCGCCCACACAGGTGATCTGGAGGGTCGTCACGAAGTCGGTCCGGGTATCCGCCAGGGACTCGCGCACGGCCTCGCCGGGCTCCGGGTAGAGCACGGCGAATTTGTCAGGCGGTGTCCAGCCGGGTGTCGTGGGCGCACCACCGAGATACACCATCAGGTCTGCGGCCTCCAGTGCCGCCTGCACCGCGTCCACATGCGGCAGGACTGTGGGGACGGCCATCAGGTCACCACCACGCCAGACCGCGCTCGGCGATCAGCGCCATCTGCGCGTCGAACCGCGGCTCCTCGACGTCGAGGGCCCGGCCGCCGTCACGGTGCGGCGGGTTGTGCACCGACCCATATTCGAGGATGGCGCCGAGTGCGCCCTGCGAGCCACGCGTCCGGTGCAGGTTCTCCGGGCCGATGGTCGCCATGACGATGTCCCGCCCGTAGGAGGCGACGTCGTACCCGATCGTGCGCGGGTACATCGGGGCGTGCTTCGGTGCGGAGGACCTGGCGTTGGCCCGCCAGTCCTTCTTGATGTTGTTCGCGCCCCGCACCACCACGGCCCGGGTGTCCCGGCGAGCCCGCGGAATAGCACGCAACAGATGCGCCTCCAGGCGCCGCACATCGCTCATGTCGAAACGAGCACTCATGACCGGTCCTCCGCATTGATCCGCCACGCCGTGGCCTGAGCATTCAGCTGCGACACCGACACCCACAACGTGCCGCCTGTCAGCCGCGGATCAGCCGACGCCGTCACCTCAACTTGATCCCCTGGCAGCACCATTTCGCCACCGGCAGGCAGAGCCGAAAACGGCACCGACACCACGTACTCGCGCACCACAACCTCGCGCTCGCCAGCCTCAACACCCGTGCTGGCGCTGCGGCCGAACGGCTTCACCCGGGCCTTGCCCGCATACAGCTCCACCGGCGTACCCGGCGTCGTTGCACCCGTGCCGCGGTCGAACACGGCCGGCCCGGGCCGCCAGATCCGCACCGCGTCCAACATGATGGCCTCGTGCTCGCGCCGGCCCGCCGCCAGGACGGCCTCCAGCGTGCTCACGACAGCACCACCGAGAACGCGGCACGCCGGTAGGGGCGCAGATCTTCCTTGTGCTGCTGCGTCAGCTTGGCGCTGCCGATCGTTTCCGCCGCGAACGTCCGCTGATAGTCGTCGATGCCGACCTGCCGAAGGTTCTCCGGATTGGACAGGTTCATCGTCGCCAAGTCCAGCACGACGTCCATGAGATCGTCGGGAATCTCGAAGTAGCCGTGGCTGTAGAGGCCGCGTACCTTCGGCGCCCACACGCCCTGCGCCCGGTTCCACGGCCAGCCCATCAGCCGGGTCGGGGCCTGCCATGGGTAGCCGCGGGTCAGCTCGTTCCCGAGCCGCGAGTAGTCACGGTTCTCGATCGCCTCCCACTCGACACCGCTGAAGTCGGCGACCTCCACCACGGTGAGCGGATGGGTGGCGTCGACGACGAGCGGATACTGCGGCAGCCTCAGCTCCCGCTCACCGCCCGGCAATTCGAACGGGTCGTTCTCGACGAACGTGATGTCCTGCCGGGTGTAGCGGCGCACCCGGGCTGAGGCCCGGCGCAGTGCCAGTTCAAGCTCGGCATCCGTGCCGGTGGCGCCGGCGCTGCGCAGGTCGGCCGCCGTGGCGAGCGGAGGGAGAGCCATGGCGGCCTCCCCTCACTCGCTGTCGGAGTCAGCGAGCTTCGCCAGCTGCTTCACCAGCGTCGACCGCGGCTTGTCCTTCGCCTGCTCCGCCTCCAGTGCCGCAGCGGCCCGGTCCGGGTCCTCGCCCACCCAGGCCAGGACGTCGGCGGCGGTGCCGTCGATGTCCAGCTCGGCGGGCGGACCCTCCGGCTCCTGCTCCGGCCCCTCCCGTCGAGGCTCCAGAAGAGCGGCAGCCTCGTCGTCCAGCGGCTCGACGGGCGAGTGCGTGGATACCAGGTAGGCGGCCAGGTCGCCGCTGACCTCGTCATCCTTCGCCAGCGGATGGATGCAGTAATTCCAGTACGGGGTGATGTTCTCGAGCACCTTCGCGCGCATGTTTCCTCCTTCAGGCCGCCGGGACGCCGACAGTGCGGCGTCCCGGCCGGGCGCGATCAGGCGTGCTCAAGGACCACGGCGCGCTTGTACAGGGCCGCGTCGCCGGTAGTGGAGTCCGACGGGACGCCGTAATCGCCGACCCACGACCACGAGGTCGACAGGTTCTGCTGCAGGCGGTCCTGCGGCGGCCGGACGATCCGGGCCACGTCCACTCCGGGAGCCGCGTTGACCATGGAGATGTCCGGGACGTCCTCGACACCGCTGCCGCGCAGCAGGTCGCCCATACCCTCGAACGGGGCCGCGACCAGGGCGCCCGCACCGAGGATGATCGGCCGGTGCACGGTCACGTTGCCCGCCGAACCGCCCAGGACGGTGGGGGCCTCGATGTTGCGGACCCAGTCGATGCCGCCGAACCGGCCGATCGACAGATCCCGGTAGATCGGGGAGTCGACGCGGCCCTGCAGGGCCTGCTTGAAGTCCGAGTCGGAGAACAGCTGCGCCTCGGTGTCCGGGTCGATGTGCGCGATGTAGTACCCGCCCACGGTCGGAACGTTCATCTTCCGCAGGCGGGTCACGCACGACCGGAACAGAGCGAACGTCGCGACGTTCGAAGTGCCCAGGTCGTAGGCGGACGAGCCGGTCGGCCGCACCGTCACCGGGGCATTGGCGGCCACAACGGCGTCGCCAGCCACGTCCGTTCGAGCCGTACCCAGCGTCAGCGTGCTCGTCCCGGTGTTGACGCCCGTCACGGTGTTCGCGACGCCGGCGACGGTGACGTTGAGGGGGTTCGACGCGGACACCGCGGTCGGCACACCGTTGACCAGGACGTACTGGAAGCCCGCCACGGACTGCACGATGATGCTGGTGTCCGAGGAACCCGCCGTGGTGCACCAGGTCCGACCGCCCATGTAGGCGCCATACAGCTTGTTCCTGGCGACCTGGTTGATGGACTGCCCGGCGTTGATGCCGAGCGTCTCGACATCGGCGAGGAACTTCGACGCGAGCGCCATGCTGCTGGTCAGCATGTTCGTGTCGACGGCCTGGCCGTACTGGTCCATCGTCACGGACCACTGCTCGATGCTGTACGTCGCAGCCGACGTGTCCGAGCCGGTGATCGGCGTGGTCGCCGGGGCAAGCAGGCCCTTGCGGGTGAACGTCTTGGTGTCGCCCAGACCGCCCTGCCACGGCATCGCGTCTGCGATCGCCGGGAAGATGAAGTTCGGCTTGAGCGCCTCCTGGAAGACGCGGTCCAGGATGCCGTTCTGCATCATGGCGCGGATCGCGGTGGGGACGGTGGACCGCACGTCGTGGCGGTCGAGCCGGAACCACGGCTTGGCAGCCGTCAGTGTGGTCATGTCTACTCCTGTGTGATCTCGACGGACACGAGGTCCGGGTACTGCAGGGCGTACTGCTCCAGGCCCAGCAGGGCGGTTTGAGTGATAGCCGTGATCGCCGCGCATACGCGGCCGTCAACGGCGTGCCCCTCGTGTCCGTCCACCTCGATCGAGGTGTGCCCGTCGCCCAAGCGGGCGCGGATGCGGATCACGAGCGGAGACGGAACCCGGGCGCCAGCTCGGCGAGTTTGGCGTCCAGCGAGGCACGGTCAGAGGTGCGGAAGTCAGTCGGCGGCTCAGCAGGACGGGCGCCCTGTCCCGGGTCGGGCCTGGGCGCAGACTTCTTCGGATCGGCCGGGGCAGCCCTGCGCAGGTGCGGCTTGCGCTCCAGGAGGGCTTCGAGGTCAGCCGAGATTGCCTCGGTGTCGATCTCCCCGTCGTCGCTGGTGTACGTCGACAGGTCGAGGAACGCGGCAGCGTCCTCGGGGTCGGCGAACTCGGCGGCAGCTGCCTTTACTTCGGCCTTCACCGCGCGGGCCGTGGCCTTTGCGGCTGCGGCTTCGAGCCGCTCGGCCTTCGTGGTGGCCTTCTCTAGCTCCGACTTCTGAGCGTCCTCGAACTCGGCGACCTTGCGGGCCAGATCATCGGCGCGCTTCTTCTCGGCAGCGGCGGTCTTCTTGGCTGCCGCCCGGTCCGCCTTCATGCGGTCGAGGGCTCGCTTGCCCTCGTCGCCGAGCTTGTCGGCACCATCCGGGTCAGAGTCTGGCTCGGGATCGGTGGGGTCGTCTGCCGGATCTGAAGCGGGCTCCGGGTCGGCCGGTTCGGGGTCGTCGTGCCGGGTCAGCTGGAACCAGTCCGCGCTCTGGGCAGCGGGCAGCCAGCAGATACGAGTCGTGCTCATGGTGATGTGCTCCCGTTGCGGGATCAGTGACCAGGCCTTGCGCCAGGTCAGGAATCAAGTCGCGTGGATGCGACTCTTCAAGTGCGGCCGCCATTCGATCAAGAGGCGGTCCGACTTGGAGCTATTGCAGGAGCGGCACGCAGGCAGAACGTTGCCGATGGCGTGCCAACCTCCCCGACTGATCGGCACCACGTGGTCCATGGCCAGTGGCGCCAGAGCGTCGCAGTAGGCGCAGCGCCCACCGAAACGGGCTACGACCTGCCCCCAGTCTTTACGACTCACGCCGGGGCCGCCTGCGGCCGCCATGCGCGCCCTGCGCAAATGCTTGTAGTTCAGGAAGACCTCGGGAGCTTCCGCGTAGCGCTTGCGTACTGCCTCGCGCTGTCTAGGGAGATACGCCGTGCGCCAAGCTCTCGCCCTCTCAGGGTTTTCGCGAGCCCAACGGCGATTCGCTTCGGTCCGCTTGGCGCGGTCCCTTCGAACGGAGAACCTGTTCTTGCACGTCACATCGCAGAATTGACGCCGAGCCTGCGCCTCCGTTGGCAGTGGCGACTTGCACCATTCACAAAAGCGCTCGGGCTTGGCGGCGAGGCGTTCCGCGGCACGCTTCTCCACGGTGTTCGCCCACCACTCTCGACGGGCCCGCTTGCGCCCTTCGGAGTCCCGCTGCCAGACCATGGCGCTGTAACAGCGGGTTGAGCAGTACCGCCGGTTCTTCTGGCTACCTTCAGGTAGCGGACCACGGCATTGCAGGCAGGTACGATCCATCTATCGGCGCTCCTCAGCAGCGTCGGTCACGCCCCGGGACGGTTACCGCCGTCGCCGGGGTTTCTTGGTGAATTCTCCCAGACCCAAGGGGAGTTGACCTGTGGTTTCGGGTGCCCTTTACCCCAAATATCCGAAGCGCCGCAGCATGGCGATCGCTTCATCCCGACTCTCAGCGAGCCGGAAGATCTCTTCGGGCATCAAGCGCGGCGACGTCAACCGGTACTGGCGCCCGATGTCGGCTGGCACCCGGCCCCGGGCAATGTCCCGGGCCCGTTCCTGCCGGTAGAAGAAGCCGCGGGTCGTCGTGCCCTCGCGGGTCGCGCGCAGCGTCCGACCGAACGCCGTCGTGGTGTACATGCCGCGGCGGGCGTTCACGATCTGCCCCATGTCGGCGCCCTCGCGGATCGCCCGCGCACCCGCAGCCGTGAACACACGATCCTGCTCGGCGCGGCCGAGGCTGTTGAAGTACGACTCGGGATTGATGAACCCGCGGTCACGGTGTTGGTTGCGGGCGATCAGGGTCGTCGGCAGGTGAACGCAGTCGCACTTCGGGTGCCGCTGGAAGCCCTTGTTCCAGCCGTATTCCTTGCCCGCCAGGATGATGCAGCGTGCGCATGCCGGAGGCTGTACCACCCGCACGTAGCCCTGGATCGTCCGCACCCCAGTCATGCTGGAACCGACCGCGTTTCGGCCCGCCTGCGTCACCTCCGACGACGACAGGCGCAGCGCCTGGCTCAACCCCCTCATCAGGGCGTCGTCCGTCGACAGACCGCCAGCGATGCCCTGCTTCGTCGTGATGACCGACAGCAGCATCAACG